GCAATCCCAGACTGTAACCAACTTTGTGATGTCTAACGTTGAGTTGTGCTACAAGGTTGTTGATATGGGTGGTCGTGTTGAGGAGATGGTCCGCTCTATGGGCGACAAGATTTACATTAAGTCTCAGTCATTTGCTTGCGCTTCCCAAACTCTTGGTTCCGGTTCCAGTGGTTACAACGAGTTAGTTTTCAATCAAAGATATGCTTCCTGCAAATCCATCTTTGCTATCAACGGTGGCGCAGGTGCTGTCTCACAGAATAAGGCGTTTGATAGTTATGATATCACAACCAATAACGGTGATTACTCCTTCTTGGTGGGTGGCGTCATCTATCCTCAAAAACCCATTAGTTCCGTTGTAAATAGAGCGGGTGCTTTGATGGAACTCAAATCTGCTCTTGGGTCTGTCTTTGATAAGGCAAACTCCTTTGCTATCAACGCCGTAGAGTATGCTTATGTTTCTGCTAACACCACATCTCCATCTGCCCCTGCTAAGTATTACATCGGCACTTCTCTCGAAAAGTTGAACAGTGATAGTCTCCTAACCGGTATCTCCACCCAGAATAGTGCTATCTCTTACCGTCTCAACATTGGAACTGCTACTGGACAGGCACACACTATTACTCTCGTTGTAAATTACGATGCACTCTTTGAGGTCGATACCGTCAATAGACAGGTCGCCTTGAAGTGCTAAAAAAATAAAAAAAATAATTAACCAGAAAAGCGAGCGGAGCGAGTGATCATAGCATAGCGAGCGAAGAGTGTTAATTAAGAAAAGTCTTAAAAAGGTTAATATTTAACCAAAATTAAGCAGTTAATGAAGAATATACCTAACAATTTTTATTAATTGCGCAATTAAAATATTTTAATTGCTTTTTTAATGTATTTTATTGCGTTTTCAGTTAATTAATTGCTTAATTCAGTTAATTTAATCCAATATTACGGATTTAATTAACTTATAACATGCTCAAAATAAAAATATATTTCAACAAATAGTTTAATCCAAATTGTTTAATTATTATTTTGATAATTGTAATCGCATCGAGATTAACTAATAGTTCAATACTCGTTGCAATCGCTGACGGGACACGCATTTTCCTATAAAATAATTTGCGCAGATATTCAAAGATGTAGTTCTGTGTCCATTCTCAAAGTTTGGACTTAATCCAATTCCACGCCGTAGCAGTAGCGACACGCCAAAATGAATACTTGATGATTTGGTCGTTATCATGGAGATACTCTATATTTTTCGCGATTGCTTCTAAATCAGCGGGGGTGATGTTTCCAAATAGCGTAGAATAGATTTGAATACAAACTAACTTCTTATCTATTTTCTGCTTAGTAGATTTGCCTTTGTTATCGATGGACGCTTCGATACAGTTGCAAACCATTTTCAGCAATTCAGTTGAGTGCTTGTTACGGATCTTGTAATCACGGTACAGGGTGTTCTGTGGTTTGATGTGGACAAACGAGGACATTTATATTCTATACTGAGATAATAAATATTTCAGTTCATCCACTTCTCGTTGTAATCTTCGAATATGTATTCTTAATTCAAAAATTATTTCTCTAAAATGTTCCACTCTTATGTCGTCCATTATATTTTATAATTATAAAAAATAATAATTATTATCCTATTCGTGTCCAACTAACATTTGTTCTTAGTTCTGTATTTGTTCCTGACGAAATCTGCGACCGAGCATTTACATAGATTGTTGTTGCTGTTGTAACACTAACTACTCCTGTGATTGTCCCTATTTGTCTCAATCCCGATGCACCGGCGCCGTCATTAATTTCCTCGTAGTATTCTAAACCATACGCTACTGGGGTAGTGCCTCCTGTTCCTGATGTAGTAGATAAAATAATCTCTTTCGCCTCAACTGTGTTCGCTGAGTTTGTTCCCCATTCGTATCCACATATAATCAACCAAACACCTTTTGAAGGCAAAGTAAAATCACTTCTTGCGGTCAAAGTATTACTCATAGGGTCTGTAAATGTTGTTTCACTATTGGTGTATCCCAATTGCGATGTATTCGACATTGGTTGCGTATAACTATTTTGCTGTATCAACAAATTATGATTTATAGTTGTTTGAGCATTAATTGTTGTTGATGCACTACTCGTCAAACCGTTTGTAAATGTGGTTAGAGGATTAATTGTTACCGATCCAGCATTTATTGTTGTTATTCCAGTTCCACTATCTATTGTTAAAGGCACATTGCTTTGGGTTTGAAAATTAATCAAAGAAGTTGAACCCTGAATATTCAATAAATCAACACCACGAATATTTTGTAAAACTATATTTGGCGTCAGTCTTGCTCGAAAATAAAAGTTCTCACTCATTACTGATTGCGCAGTCCAAAATCCATTATTCGCATTAAGTTCCAATGACCCATCTGCTGTTAGTGTAAGGTCATTTGTCGAAGTTGCTATGTCCAAATTATCGGTTGAAACAATTGTGTTGGTTGAGACGATAACAGCAGGTCCCAAATACAATGGATTGACCCCTGTAAATACAACTCCTGACGGTTGAGTATTTGTTGCCGTGAATGAAATACCTGTATTCCAACTTGTGACGAATACAATACCTGCTCCGGGAGGTGCTCCACTTCCAGTTAATATAATTCCAACATCATAGTTATCGGTTGTTACATTATCAACAATCAACGGGATTGCTATTAATACATCTCCCAAATAACACTTAGCAGTTGGAACCTGAGACGCAAATCCAGTCCATGTTTTAGAGAACGCAGTGTAATTTGTTAAATATGCTTTTCCAGTAGTTGATCCTGAATATGATGCTCCATTTCGCAATGTATTTGTAGTCACACTTAAAAAATTAAGCGTCATGTTTCCTGTGTATGCTGTTCCACTTGATGAACAAATATCAATGGGGACACTTATATATGCAGTTCTACTTTTATTTCCCGCTGGGACAACCAAGCGCTGAGGAAACATTGTAAATCCTGAATTGGACTGCCCGGTAGTACCTCCACCCGCTGTTGTTATTGTTAATGCTGGATTATAAACATCCAGAGAAACACTAAGTCCCGCTCCATCAAATACACCCGTCTCTTGTCGAAACTGATTGAACCCCGTAAATATATTATTTCCTGAGAGTGATATACCACCTCCCACACCATCCACATAGGTCTTATTACACAAATGGTTTGCCGATGTTGGAGCAACCGCACACGAGGGGATTTTTGAAAATGTTGTAATTCCATTCATAGCACAGGTTTGAGTTGTTGAAGCAGTTGAACCAATTGTGATGGGGGCATTGTTTGTTGTTCCTGAACTTATGTTTATTGGGGCAGTTGATGTGCCTCCCGTGTTGATATTGATTGCTCCCGACCTATCCGCACGAGTTGCAATAGTCATTATTCCAGTTGATTGTGTGTCGCTTATTGATGTTCCAAATGTAGGTCCGCATCTCTGTGTCCAAACCCCAGTTGATGCGAAAGTGAAAGAACCCCCCTGAAAATTGAGTTGCCCAGAATTACTTGATAAACCCCAATTCAATGGGATTTGCATCGTTGGTCCAATAAAAGTTGTCCCGAGATTGATTGCTCCTGATTGAATATTTTGTCCTATATTAATCGGTGTTGTTGCCGATGACGACCGAATACTATCCGTAACAAGGTTCCCCGTAATATATGTATTCGCATTTGAAAAGGTCTTTTGACCCGTGATTGTCTGCGCCGTATTTATTGTTACGAAAGATCCAGTTGTCGCATTATCCACATACGCAGTGGTTGCGATATTTGTGCTATTATCTCCACTTGGTCTTGTCGGTGCAGTTCCCTGCGTATCTATTGTTAATGTATTCACTTCCAGCGTATCCGTAAAGACCGCATTCGCATTAATCGTATTCAATCCATTCATCGACCGACTGTTTTGCGTTAATTGACTTGTTGAGGGCATTATTATCTTATATTACAACAAGATAATAATAATTAATTATTTAACAAAGCGATAAAGTGCTTCTACATCTTCTCCTAAATCTTTCGCACGCTGTAATCCCGATTGAACATTCTTTTGAACTGCTCCCGCACTGATACCGCCCGTCTTTGTAGTTATTTTTCGATAACTAAGGGGGTCTATCAATTCACTTCCACCTTTTAATAAGACGGCAACATCCTTTCCAATCTTAACTCCGGTTCTCGCATTAGCGAGCGCTTCCTGTGCCTCAGGAGATAAAGAGATTGCCTGTTTTACAAATGGAACTCTTCCCAAATCGTTTGCCGACCTCTCTGCTTTCTTAATTGCACCCGAGAGGGCGCTCGATGCGCCTCCCAAACCTTTGCTCGCTTTCGACGCTGTTGATACTCCTTTACGGAACATCATTGATGCTTTATTTCCAAATGACTTGCGAAACATTATATACTATAATATAATATTTTATTCCTCGTCAAATATTAATTCATCAAATCCATCAAACAATCGTTGGGTATTCACATTGATAAATAAATACTTGTACGGTTCATCAAAGACTATCTTTGCTATGTCGTTCATATATTTCGCTTTGCTTTCCACAACTTCATCCATGATAGTTGAGAGTTCTTGTTTTGATACTCGAAAACAAAAGATGTTGCTAAATAATTTGCGAATATCTTTTTCAATTGAATACCAAGTCTGGACCAAGAAGATCACCGTGGTTCGTAAATGTCGACGGTTGAATATCAACTCCTTCAACAATTGCTTCACATCTGCATTCTTCAAATACGCCGTCATATCATCGAAGATAATACAGTTATTGTATTTCTTATCTTCATCTTTGATTGTCTCCATCACACTACTAAGATTATCATAGTTCAACTCTTCATAGCATTGCTCCTGTGGGATTTTACTGAATATGTTATCTTTCATTGATGCTCGTGAATGAGACGGTTGAAAGAGATAAATGTTGTGAAACACTTTGCGAAATATTTTGGGTGATTTGAAAAAGGAATACAAGAGAGAAGTCTTTCCACTTGCAGGTCTTCCAATCATAAGGTTAGTCTCGTGTGAGTTTAAGAACTTGGTCAATTCAAAGTTATTTAGTTTCTCATGTAATCCTCCGTCACAGACCATCTCACATTTTGATAATGGAGGTGCCTCGTTTCGTTTCTTTGTTATACTCATACTTTATAATATATGAAGATAAAAATATTCTCTCTTTAATTAAGCACCTAAATTAAAGCACGACCCGTTCTATCAACGGGGGTAAAATGTAATACTAAAACCCACTCCGCCAAATTGGGATA